TAACGTGTAGGTTTTCTTCTAATATCTTTTGTTGTTTTTCAGTATCTTCTGCCAAGGCCTCTAAAAGAAAAAATTGTTCCTTATCGACAGGTACCTGATCTGCCTTCTTTAATAAATCTGCTTCCATCAACTGAAGTCTTGTCTCTAACGTATTAATGGTATTAGTCATACCAATGTACATATACACAGCAAAACCCGCACCAGCAATGATCATCCCGATCGTTTTTAGATCAGTTTTTACCGCAGTTTCTTCATTAATTTTAGACATTAGTAGAAATCTTTAAATACCCAGTCTATAAATTTTTTCCACTGTTTTTTAATCCAGTTCATTTTTTCCTCCGTTGGTATTAATGGTTTTATTGTATTATGAAAACAATTATTGCAATCGCAAGATTCGCAATCTAATGTATTTAAGTGATATCCTGCTCCATAACAGTGACATCTGTGCCCACACTCTTTGCATACTTTTTTCATCAAATTGTCCTCCGTAAAGCATTATTTTATATCACCCCAATTAGGGCCTGATTCATAATCTACTTTGTTTGGAACTTTTAGTTCTACTGCCTGTTCCATTATTTCTTTTATTATACCAGCTTGCTCATCGGATTCAACAGAAAAATCTAATTCATCATGAATTTGTATATGCGCCAAATATCCTTCTTTATATAAATCAACCATAGCTTTTTTAGTCATATCTGCGGCTGATCCTTGAATTAATTTATTTAAAGCTTTGTAAGTAAATGCTCTTCTATGACCATTATTATACCAATAATTTTTTTTAGGTTTACCTTCGGAATCTTTGATAACATTGTCATCCTCATCTTTTAAATAAGGTCCCATTTCTTTTAATTCCAACATTGTTTCGTGATCTTCTGCAGGAACAAATGTGCCCCAATCTGAACCCCTTAGTATTGGTTCATATTTTGGAAATCTACATCTTCTACCTAATAATGTTTTTATTCTTCCTCTTGTTTGTGCAGCATTCATAACTCCATTCATTAATTGTTTAACAAATGGAACTCTGTTGTGATAAATATCAAATAATTCATTTGCTTTTTCTTTTGTAACATTTAATTCATTTTGTAATTTTGCTTTACCCATTCCATAGAATAAACCTAAATTAATTGTCTTAGCTTCTTTTCTATCTATTTCTGCCATATCAGCTACAATTTGATGAAAGTCTGTTGATGGGTCATTTGCATAAGAATCTGCTATTGCATTAGCAGATTCATAATTAAATCTTAATGCATAATGCGCAACTAATCTTGGCTCTTGTTGTGAATAATCAAATGTTCCCCACTTCATACCTTTTTCTGGTATAAACAAACCTCTAATTAAAGGTCCTGTAAATGGATCTCTTGCAGGAATTTGTTGTAAGTTTGGATTAGAATAACTAAATCTACCTGTAACTGTACCACCATCATCTGATCTAATTTGATTAATATCCGCATGAATTCTACCTTTATATTCATGCTCTAAAATAGTATCAATAAAAGTTGTACTGACCTTGTTTATTTTTCTAGCTTCTGCTATCATCTTAACTACAGGATTTACATGATCAGTAATAAAATTTTTAGTAAAAGATGGAGATCCTGTTTTAATAGTTTTTTCATATGGTAAATTTAATTTATCAAAAATTTGTGCAATACTTCTTGCAGCCCATATCTGAGGTTCTATCCCTGTTTCTTTTTCTATTGCTTGTAATAAGTTTTTTTCTTTTGTTGCCAATTCTGTTTTTAATAGATTTGCTTTTTCAACATCTACCCGGACGCCTAGGAAACGCATATCGACAAGACACGGAAAGAGATCAGTCTCAAGATTAAATATTTTTTCTAAATCTTCTTCAATTATTATTCTTTCCAAGTGATGCCAAAGTTCTAAAGTTAATGCTGCATCTTCTTCTGCATATGCACCTACTTCACTTGCAGGTAATTTCCACATATCAGCTTTAGGATCTAATCCTCTTTCTTTAGCTGCTTTATTAAGTAAAGTTTCATTTTTACCTTTATTTAAATACACCCAAGATAATGCATTTAAAGTATAATTAAATCTATTTTCATCAATTATTGATGCTGCAATCATTGTATCAATAATTAATCCATTTATTTTAATACCCATAGATCGAATCCAACATACATCGTACATTGCATTATGAAATATTTTTGTTGCAGGTGATTCACATATATCTTTAAACCACTTTAAAACTTTGTCTTTAGGTAAATTGGGACCTTCACCGTGAGCTATTGGAAAATAATTTTTATATCCATCTACAGCAACAGCAATACCTACAACTTCTCCATTGTTTCTTATGGACCCTGAACCCAGTTTCTTTAAATCTGGATCTCTTGTTTCTAAGTCAATAGCTATTTCACTAGCCTTTCTTAAATCTGGAAATTCTGTAGGAGCTACCCATTCTGTAGTTGGCATTAACATTATTTATTCTCCTTTTTATGTGTGTAAACTTCATACCAAGCTTCACATTTTTTATTATTACATTGATACATAGATACTATTTGATGTTCTGAATCAGGATATGTGTCCTCAGTATCAAAATCATTTTGCCAAATTAATTCTTTTTTACAATAAAAACATTTAAACATTATTTTTTATTTTTTTTATTCTCCATATCTTTCATCTTTTTAATTTCTAATTCACAATAATGAATTATCTTCTCTATATCTTGTATTCCATTTTTTTGCAAGTATCTACAAACGTACTTAATTACATTTCCCTGGAAGAAGCTAAGATTATTTTTTGAAATAAACTCATAGGGTTGAATGTGAAACGATTTATAGTGATTCCCACCTATCTGTTTATCTTGTGGAAACGATTTATCAAACATGTTTTTATCTGTCATTATTTTAGTACCTCTAATATATTAATTATAAAATAGGTTAGCGCTATTGTTATAAATATATCTGTTGTTAGTGTTTTCATTTTTTATGTGGCAGTTATTGATTTGGTTGAGTATGAATGAATAGGGATCAGAGAAACCAAATCAACTCTGCTAACCAGGCGTGACCCTGCCACCAGCCATCTAGGAAAGTTCTCCGTCCCGTTCTGCTTATACATGATGTATAATTCTTTAAAATTTGTATTCATTTTTTTTATTCTTAGCTTTTAATTTATATAAATCATTTCTTGCACGTGTAGATGCAACATACCAAACTCTATGTTCTTCATCATTTTTCTCATCACTTTTTTTAGATGCTTTCTTAACTGTTCTACCTAAATCTAAACAAAGTATTACATTATCTTCTTCACCACCTTTGGCTGCATGAATAGTTGATACCCATATTCTTGCTTGATCATCTAAATTCTCATCGTTATTTAACATATTTCTTATGTATTCTCTTTCAGATAATGGCGCTTCTTCAAATGCATCATACCATTCTACTTCCTTATTCCAATTTTTAATTGGTTGACCTGTAAATTCTTTTACATCTTTTATTTCTTTTTCATCTAATTCAACACCTCTACACCATGAATTATAATTTATAGATGCATTATATAATCTTACTTTAAATGATTTACCTTTATTAGTTTGATAATATAAATTTCTTTTTCTTAATTCTCTTGTCATCTCAACTAGTCTATGTATGGTTCTAGTTAAAATTAACCACTTACCTTTTCTTAAATCTAATTGATCTAAGTTATTTATTCTTTCTGAATGACCTTCATAATCTCTTGAATAATATATTTTTTCTTTTCTCAATCCTCTTATTTTTTCTAATGGTAATTGTGATTGTTCTTGTACAGCTCTTGATATTCTTTTTGAATATTTTAATACTCTTTCTTTTCCTGGTTCTTGTATAAATCTATCTACATCTGCTCCTGCCCATGCAAAAATAGCTTGATCATCATCTCCCGCTAAATAAATATCATCTGTATAATTTTTTAATTTGTCATATAACTTCCATTGCAATGGAGATAAATCTTGAGCTTCGTCTATAAAAATAGCTTTAAATCTAGGTAAATCTTCCTTTAATAACAATCTATTTATCATATCATTAAAATCTAATTTGCCTGTAATTCTCTTATATTCTTTTAAATTCTTATCTAAGTTATTTAATATAAACCATTTAATTTCTTTTCTATTGTGTTCATTTCTATCAAATTCTTCTCTAACAGTTGTACATCTATTAAGTGCTCTTCCAATCATTTTAAAGTATGGACTATCGATGTTTAAATAAAATATTTCTTCTTTATTAAATTTATCATAATACTTAACTTTGATATTTAATTCTTTTCCTATTTTTACATAATCTTCTGGTTGCATAACCATTGAATCATTTAAATCTAATTGTTGAAATGCAAATGAATGTAGTGTTCTAAAGTATGATAGTTTATCAGAATCAGCCGGCATTCTTTTCTTAGAAACTTCTGCTGCTTTTCTAGTAAAAGCAAAGTAACCTATTTTATGTAAAGGTGTTCCTATACGTATATAAGCTTTTGCTCTACTAATTAATTTATGAGTCTTACCAGTTCCTGGAGGCCCAAAGTACTTATATATCATCTCTATCCTTATATTCTTTTTTAAAATGACACATCCATAACCAATTCCAAAAAGAACCACTTTGACCATTTTGCCAAGTTCCAAATCTATTTTGCCATGATTGATCTTCATAATTATCAATAGATGCAATCTCATGTTCGACTTGTAGTTTTTTTCGTTCTTCTTTAGGTAATGACATAAAGATTCTGTATGCTTTTCGATTATTTATCATTAGACTATCTCCTCTTCTTTTTTAAATTCTGTTATTTCTACTACATCCTCATCATCTTCATCTTTTTCAAACAAATATAATGGGATAACTGCACATCCATTTACACCTGGATATGATTTTCCAGTTTTTTTATCTTTACCGGGAAATCTTTTCTTCCTATCAAATTGTGGTCTTGGTAAACTTTCATCTTCTTTCTCAAACATCTTTTCAATCATATAAGAAGTTCTAGATGAATCTTTTTTCCAATCATTATCTTTTAAATCATTATAGAATTCATCATATACAAAGTATGCAAATTCTTTATCTTTCAATACGTTACCACTTTTAAATGAATTGTAACTTGTAGCTTGTGTATTGTGTATATAATATTTTAAATGTTTCTTTAATATTTCTATTGGAGTGGTCCCTGGAGCCGGTTGCACTGTATCTTGAGTTGCTAATAATACTTTTATAATCTCATAGAATTCCATTGATTTAATTGGTGGTGGTAACTCATCAGCTTGCGCCATAATCAAACCTCTTAATTCATTTTGATCTTTGATTTCATTTTTATTTCTAGCGTGCACTGATACTGTTTCACCATCATCTCTTTCAACATCAAAATAATATTCTGGATCAGGTTTAAAATCTACTTTAACTAGATTAGTTAATCTTGGCCAAGTAATTTTTTTATCAGATAAAATTCCAAAACTTCTTTTTATACATTCTGATTTAATACATACAGGAGCTAATAATGGATCATGACAAGTATGTCCTTTAGTATCTTTTTCCCAATTTTTTATTTTTTTAGTTATGTAATCATCGGTCCAAGTTTGATCAAATTCAAAATAATTTCTACCTGCTTGTAAAACTTTATTCTTCCAACTATCAGGATATTTCTTTTTAGCAAAAACCATATAGTTATAAAGAAACCTATCTCTACCATCTGTCATTTTGTTTTTACTTAATATTTCTAAACAAGGTGGACCATCTTTAAACTCTTCATTACCACCTGTTAATTCTTTTCTAATGATACCGTCTGATATTTCTTTTAATTGTTTTGATGTTATTTGATTTAATTCAACACATTTTAAAAATAAATCTAATGACATTTCTTTTCCTGATGGGTCTAACGCAACTCTTTCTGAACCTGAGAAGTAAGGAAGATTAATAAAGTTACCATTAATTTTATCGCCTTCTGTATTGCTACCTAGTTTAGTTTGCTTTGGAAAAATTTCTGTTGTGATAGGTAAATTAAATAAAAATAATACTTGTTCTAAAAAATCTTTTATCTCTTTTGCTTTTACAAATTCTTTTGTAAAAACATATAAATGAAGTCCACTGCTTTTTGATTTAATTGGTATGAGCGGTAATTCTTTATCTTGAATTATTCTTAAATAAAATTGAATATCTAAATCTTTATATATCTTTGGATCAATATCTATTGCACCAAATCTTGCATAACCATTATCATCACAAGGTTGTATACCTATAGATTTTTTTCCTTCTAAATGTAATTGATAATCTTGGTCAGTAATTGGTTTACCTGACCAACCATAGTCTCCTGAATGAAATTTTATTTTTCCAGTATTAGGATCTTTATAACCATTACTTATATTACAAAAACCGTAATTACGTTTTAATCCTGTAAAATACTTTATGTATTGTTCTGTCATCTCTTTTTTCCATTATAAAGAGGCGGCCGCAGTCTCCCGTCGCCGCCTCTTCTTGCAAGTATTCACTTAGTGAATTATACAATGTCTTCAGTTTTAGGTTTATTGTTTTTCTCATATTCAGGTTTAACAGAACCTTTAGCTACAGTTTTTTGTAATTCCTGTGCCATTAAATATAAGTCAGCATCTGCTTTTACGTTTACATCTAATGCTCTTAACATAGATGGTTTATAAACGTGCCAGCTTTTGCTTCCTGCATTTTTACCTACAGTTTTTAAATTATAAACTGCTGCATATGCTGCAGGATTGTAAACACCTTTATCATCCTTAAATCTGAGATTTTTAATTAACTGATTTAATTCTCTTGCAGGTGTAAGGTTAGATGATCTCATAGTAATCACTGCAGGTCTAGGTTCATCACCTAAAACGATCACATAAAAATATGCGGTCTTCTCTACATAATTACCATTTGATAATCTGTATTTACCATTTCTTTCTTCAACAGCATCATCTGGTATAGATAAATGCGTTGTGACAGGTGGAGCTGCTGTGTCTCCCATCTCCTGCCATTCAGGATATCTAGTTTGTACATGTGCAACTAGAATATCAACACCTTTCTGTCCATCAACTAATGTACCTAAACCTTTGGCATATATCATACCAGGTTTTGCACCGTCTACATGTTTAGAGTCGTTTGCATTACATTCAGGTGATAATTGATGTAAGATTTTTAAAATCGGAGTTGACATATCGTCCGATTTTATTTCTTCACTACCTCTTCCAGAATCGCTTCTTAAATTGATAGCTGCCAATGCACCGGCATTGGACTTTTTGCTTATAGCATTTGTATTTGCCATATATATTTACTCCTTATTATTTATTTTTTATTTTTAAAATGCGTCTGATTTCCATCAAACGTACTAAATAGTTCTTCAGGAACTTCGTGACCTTTGTCCTTCCATTCCTTCATAACTACTTTGAGTGTCGATGGGTGAACTTTCTCCTCTTGGATAGGTTCATACCCATTCGACCTCGCAAGGCTAGCGTAATCGACAGCCTTGTTATCTTCGCCTTGACCAAAAGAAACTGTAATATTATTTTTTACAATATCTCCTAGGCCATTGTCTCGAAGCCAGTTAATCGCCTCTGCTTTTTTGTCAGCTCTAATCGAGGCACTATAAATTTGTTTAATAGTTAATTCTGAACCATCTTTAAGTTTTAAACTAGATAAATTCATATCTTCCATTAATTTTGGAATTACTACACAACTAAAATATTTTTCATCTTCTTTTAAATCTTTTATTTGTGCTTCCAAGTTTTGTATTTGATTTTGCACTGATTTTAATTTCTCAACTTCTTGAGAAAGTTTTTCTGGATCAATACTATCTGTTTGATCTGGTGCATCTTTACGTAAGTCAATTATCATATTCTTCTCCTATTTTAACTTTTTAGCTTTCATGATGTAATAATAAACACTAAATAGTGTTTTGTCAAGTCTATTTTTGATGAATATTTATTTCAATGGGATAATATGTTTTTTCTTGTCTGTCCCATTTTAATAGCTTGAATTTTCCGTGTGTCATTTCTGCGGCAATAGCGCAAGTAACACCTATAATAGCAGGATCACCATTTAATAATAAGTAATCATTCTCTGTAAAATCTTTTAATTTTTGTCTTATTGAAAATATAAAAGGACCAGGAGAAAACATTATTTGTTCTAATGCTCTAAACATAATCTTAATTTCGCCATATTTTCTAGCGCCCATAATATTATATTTAGGTTGTCCTGTTTCTCTATCTATAGGAATATCTTGTAGTAAATATACATTACTACCCTTGGGTGTTGAATTGATGTTATTACTAATTCTCATCTTGACTTTTTTCTTTTTTAATATAATATAATAATTAGAAAGAAAAGTAAATAGATTATGAAATATAAATTTAAAACAAAGCCATATCAGCATCAATT